ACGCGCAGCGTTGATGGTTCCCTTATCGTGGGTGGGGTGGGTGTTTCGGACGGGGCGGCGGGTTCCGCTCTTGCGATTAACAGCGGGTTCACCGAAAGCGCCGAAGTGACGATGGTTATTAGCACGACCGAGGGTCTTTTGGCCGCGTATCTTGTTCAGGGGAGCGCGGCAGCAGTCAACCCGACGTTCTCATGGACCGGGAGCGCGGAGGCGGCTGCTACTATCGCCGTGTTTGCGCCGCCCGTCTCCTTCGCCGCCGAGAGCGAGGCCATCTTCGCGGAGTTCTCGACGCCACCGACCCTCGCCCGCAAGGTCGCCATCAACACCTGTGTGGAGGCCCTTATCGATGCCGGGATATGGGCGAAGTTGGACTGCCTCTACCTGTTTGCTGCGGCGGATTCCCAGGCGGCCAAGGTCAACTGGATTGATCCCGGCGGCAGCTTCGATGCCACGGCGGTTAACTCGCCGACGTTCACGGCGGATCGGGGTTTCACGGGCAACGGTACAAACAGCTACCTGAACACAAACTTTAGGCCATCAACGGCGGGCGGCGTGTTTGTTCAGGACAGCGGCCACTTGAGCGTTTGGCCACTGACAAACATACAAGAAGCTTCGGCGGACATAGCCTGCAATGACTCCGGTGGGAACGACAGTGGTATCTTCCCGCGTAGCGGCTCGGATGAATTTTTCTTCGGTATCAACGATGGTTTTAACCATAGCGTGTCAAATACTGACAGCCGCGGACATTTCGTGGTGTCGCGAACGGGCGCTTCAGCGCTGGAGGCCTACAGAAATGGCGCCTCGCTATCGACGCAATCCGTAAGCTCTACGGGCCTAGGAGACGCCTCCGTTGCCGTGTGCGCGCGTGACATTGGGTTCCAGATGTCGACGCGCCAGGAAGCCGCCGCAAGTATCGGCGCCGGCTTGAGCGACCAGGAAGTCAGCGACCTCTACGACGCGCTTCACACCTACCTTACCGCAGTGGGAGCAGTCTAATGGCAACCTCAGGCACCTACGCCTTCAACCCGGCCATCTCCAACTTGGTGCGGCAGGCCTATTCCCGCATCGGCATTCGGGGGCCACAGCTCGCGGCCGAGCACATGCTCGATGCCTACAACGAGGCCAACCTCGTGCAGGTGGAGTTGTCCAACCGCATCCCGAACCTCTGGCTCGACGAGCTTTACGAGCAGGAGTTGGACGAGGGGGTGGCGACCTACACGCTAAACCCGCGCCTCGTGGCCTTCCAGGCCCCGGTGATCTCCACCGATACCGCCGGGGTCACCATCGACCGGCTGATCTATCCGTATTCGACCTTCGAATACGCCGCCATCCCGAACAAGGAGCAGCAGGGGCCGCCGACCTGCTACTGGCTCAACATGCTGGAGACGCCGGAGGTCACGTTCTGGCCGGTGCCGGACGGCAATGCCACCTACACCCTCAAAGTGCGGCAGTTGCGGCAGATCCAGGACGCCGACCTCAAGAACGGGGTCACCGCCGACATTCCCTACCGCTGGCTCGACGTCTACGTGGCCAAGCTGGCACACCGCTTTGCCCGCATCTATGCGAGGGATCAGGAGCCGCTTCGGCGGCAGGATGCCGAGGAGGCCTGGGCGATCGCGGCGACGACCGACAAGGAGCAGGTGCCGACCTACATCATGCCGCAGACCTTTGGCTATTATGGATGACGCGCCGCCATGGCTTACCGTTGGCACCCGAAGAACGCGGACGTTGACCCGGACAATCCCCGGGCCTGGGGAACGTGCGACAGGTGTGGGTTCCAGTACAACCTGCATAAGCTGCAGTGGCAGATGGACTACATGGGGTCCACGCAACTGCAGAGCACCGGCTTCCTAGTCTGCGACCGCTGCTTGGACGTCCCGAACCCGCAGGACATGCCCTACATCCTGTCGCCGGACCCGGTGCCGATCTTCAATGCGCGGCCGGAGCCCTATACCATCGACGAGGGCTCCTGGCTGACCACCGAGGACGGCTCCATCCTCACCACGCAGGATGGCGAGGGCATCGGCACGGCGATTCCGAACCCGGACAACAACGCGGCCACCGCCCACCTTGAGGCGACCATTGCGGCGCCGGGGGCCTCCACCACCACGCTCTACCTCGACATCTTCAACGGCAACCCGCTGACGATCGGCCGCTCGGTGCTCTCGGACATCACCGGCTCGGCCACCCGCACCAACATTGCCTCGCAGATGCAGCCTTACCAGCGCTCCGGGCACCGCATTAACCCGGAGACCATCATCGTTGCGGTGGCCTCGCTAGCGACCGTCAATACCAACTACATCGGCCTTTACAGTGCGGCCACGGCCGGCACGCTCTTAATGAGCGGCACGCTGGCCGTGCGCGGGCCGTTCGTGACCGTAGACAATCCCGTTGTGTTCGATGCGTTAGCCCTCACCATCAACACATAGGGGCCGCCCGCTATGGCTCTCGATACCACTGCAATCCTCGATCTTCCGGTTGCGACCGGCATTGCCGGCACGGAATGGACCCCCATCGTGCAGGGCACCGGCACCGATGCCGTAACGCGGCGGGCCCAGGTCAACACCATCACGGGTGGCGTGACCCCCTCCGGCACCCAGGCGGCCAACACCTTGTTCGCCGGCCCGGCTAGCGGCGCCGACGACTTCCCGGCCTTCCGGCTGATGGTGCCGGAGGATGCCTCGCACGGCGGCGGCAACCTTGCCAGCAACATTGCCTTCGGCACCGACGCCCTCCACTCCAACACCACCGGGGCGGGCAATACGGCGCTCGGAACCAACGCCCTTAAGGCCAACACCACCGGCTCGAACAACGTCGGCATCGGTTCCGGCGCCCTGACGGCGACGACGACCGGCTCGGGCAATACCGCCATCGGCCAGAACGCCCTTGCCAGCAACACGACCGGCGACGCCAACTTGGCCCTCGGCGGCTCGGCCCTCTTTTCCAATACGTCCGGCTTCTGGAACTTCGCCCTAGGCCTCAACTCCCTATTTGCCAACACCACCGGCTTTGGCAACATCGCCATCGGCACCAACAGCCAGATTGCCAGCATCACCGGCTCGCGCAACATCTCTATCGGCACGCTAGCGCAGCTCAACAGCACGGCCAGCGATAACATCGCCATCGGCTACCAGGCCTTGGATGCCAACACCACCGGCACCCCGTGCGTGGCGATCGGCACCGACGCGCTTGGGGCGAACACAACCGGCGTGCGCAACATCGGCATCGGCTATCAAGCCTTGCTGCTGAATACGACCGGCACCGATAACGTTGCCATCGGGAATGCCGCACTTGATGCCAATACCACCGGGGTCGGGAATACCGCCGTCGGCGCGGGTGCGCTCAGCGCGGTAACGACGGGCGGCGCCAACACGGCCATCGGCGCCTCGGCCGGGGCCGTTGCCACCACGCCCACGGGCCTGACGGCGGTCGGCTACCAGGCCCTGGCCGCACTGACCACCGGGTCCGGGAATACGGCGGTCGGCTACCAGGCGCTGGCGTCCAATACGACCGGCATATCCAATACCGCCGTCGGCTATCAGGCGCTCGACGCCTGCACCACCGGGGTCCGGAATGTCGCCATCGGCAGCTCCGCCCTCGGCTCGCTGACCACCGGGGGCGGCAACATCGGCATCGGCGACTCGGCCTTGGCCGCCCTGACCACATCGACCACCGCCAACACCGCCGTCGGCGACTCGGCCCTGACCAATATGACCGGGGGGACCGGGGGCAACGTTGCCATCGGCCGCAACGGCCTTGGCTCGTTGACGACCGGCAGCACCAATACGGCGGTGGGCTCCAACGCGCTGTTCTCGGTCACCACCGGCTCGGCCAACACCGCCGTCGGCAACGGCGCGCTGAATGCCTCGACGGCCTCCGACCTCACCGCCGTCGGCCGCAACGCCATGGGGGCCAACACCACCGGCACCCAGAACACCGCCGTCGGCACGCAGTCGCTGGCCCTGAATACGACCGGCAGCGACAATACGGCGATTGGGTACAACGCGCTGGCGGCCAACACCACCGGCATCAACAACACGGCGCTCGGCTCGACCGCGCTTGATTCCAACACCATCGGCACCGGGTTGACCGCCGTCGGGGTGGCGGCGCTCACGTCCAATACCACCGGGGCCAACTGCTCCGCCTTTGGGCACTTGGCGCTCACCGCCAACACCACCGGCACCGGCAATACGGCGCTGGGCCGCAATGCCCTGGCCGCCAATACGGTCGGCATCAATAACGTCGCCGGGGGCGGCTCCGCCCTGGCCTCCAACATCTCCGGCTCGGGCAACACGGCCTTTGGCGCATCGGCCCTCCTTAGCGCCACGGGCAGTTCTATGACCGCCGTTGGGAACCTTGCCTTGTCCCTTGTAACAACTGCCAGCCTAGCCTGCGTGGCCGTCGGGGCGGGTGCCCTGCAGAACATGACCTCCGGGGCCGGGGGGAACGTCGCTGTTGGCGGGTCGGCGCTCCAAGCGCTGACCACGGGCGATAGCAACGTTGCCATCGGCACGCAGGCGATGCTGGACAACACCACCGGCAGCAGCAATACCGCCGTCGGCTCGTTTGCCCTCGACGCCAATACCACCGGGAGCCGGAACGTGGCGGTCGGGCGCGGGGCGCTTGGCGCCGCGACCACCGCCGACGACAACGTCGCGGTCGGCTACACCGCCCTCAACGTCAACACGACCGGGACGTCAAACACGGCGCTCGGGTCCTCGGCGCTGGCCGCCAACACGACGGCCAACAACAACACCGGGCTCGGCTACCAAGCCCTGCTCGCCAATACCACCGGGACGAACAATACCGCCGTCGGCAAGTCGGCCCTCGATGCCAATACCACCGGGGGCTCGAATACGGCGCTCGGGGTCGACGCCCTGGGCGCCAACACGGCGGGCTCCCAGAATACCGCCGTCGGCGGCGGGGCGCTCGCCTCGGCCACCACCGTCTCGAACAATACCGGCATTGGCTATCTGGCGCTCAACGCCAACACCACCGGGGCCCAGAACACGGCGGTCGGGGCCTCCGCCCTCGCCTTGAATACCACCGGGGCGAACAATACCGCCGTCGGCATGAACGCGCTCACCGCCAATACCACGGGCGTGCAAAACGTGGCCATCGGCCGCAACTCGATGGTATCCAACACGGCGGGCACCAACAACGTTGCCGTCGGCTACCTAAGCCTGGATGCCAACACCACGGGCGACCAGAATACGGCCATCGGGGTCAATGCGCTTGGCGCCAATACCACAGGTACGTCGAGCGTGGCGGTCGGCTTCAACTCGCAGCTCCTGTGCGATGGCGCCACCGGCAACGTCTCGGTCGGGCAGTCCTCACTCGATGCCAACGTTACCGGCATCTCCAACGTCGCCATTGGCACCAATGCGCTTGGGTCGCACACGGTTTCCTCGACCGTTGCCGTCGGGCACAACTCGCTCGCCGCCAACACCACCGGCACCAGCAATACGGCCATCGGTTTTCAGTCGCTGCTGTCCAATACGACCGGCATCAACAATACGGCGCTTGGGACGTCCAGCCTCGACGCCAACACCATCGGCACCGGGAATACCGCCGTCGGCGTCAATGCCTTGGGCGCCAATACAACCGGCGTTAACAACGTCGCCATCGGCCTTACCGCGCTGGCCGCCAACCTGACCGGCATCGCCAACGTGGCGGTCGGCACCACCGCGCTCGCCGGCCACACGGCAAGCAATACGACGGCAGTTGGCCACGGAGCCCTAAACGCCAATACCACGGGCGTGCAAAATACCGGAATTGGGTACCATGCCCTGCTGGTCAATACGACCGGCAGCACCAACACGGCGGTCGGCTTCAGCACGCTTGAAGCCAATACTATCGGCACCGGCAATACCGCCGTCGGCGACCTCGCGCTGCAGGCCAATACCACCGGCATCAACAATACCGCCGTCGGGCTTTCCGCGCTCGACGTCAATACGACCGGCAGCGCCAACGTCGCCGTCGGGGTCAACGCGCTCGGCGCCAACCTGACCGGCACCAATAACGTGGCGGTCGGGAATAATGCCCTCGGCTCCAACGTGACCGGCGTCAACAACGTGGCGGTCGGAACCAGCGCGCTCCTGGTGCACCTGACCGACAACACCGTGGCCATCGGTGCCAGTGCCTTGGCTGCGAACACCACCGGGACCGCCAATATTGCCGTCGGCACCAGCGCCCTGGCTGGCAATACCACCGGCACGGGCAATGCCGCGTTCGGCAATTCCTCCCTGCTCTCAAACACCACCGGCATCAATAACGTGGCGGTGGGCCGCCTCGCCCTGGCCCTCAACACGACCGGCTCCAACAACGTCTCCGTCGGTTTCCAGGCCTTGGACGCGAATACCACTGGGTCGAGCAACATCGCCATCGGCTCTAATGCCCTTGGTGCCAATACGGTCGCCGACAACAACATCGGCATCGGCACGAGCGCCCTGCTGGTCAACACCACCGGGGCCGGCAACGTCGGCATTGGGTTTAACGCGCTGACCGCCAATACGACCGGGGCCAACAACGTTTCCGTCGGCACCTCGGCGCTGGATGCCAACTCGACCGGCTCCTCGAACATCGCCATCGGCACCAACGCCTTGGGCGCCAATACCACGGCCGACAGCAACGTCGGCATTGGCCTTAGCGCGCTCCTGGTGAACACCACCGGGACCGGCAACGTTGCCATCGGGACCACGGCCCTTGATGCCAATACGACCGGCTCGAACAACATCGGCATCGGCAAGGATGCCCTCGGCGCCAACACGACAGCGGATAGCAACGTCGGCATTGGGCTTAGCGCCCTATTGCTCAACACCACCGGCACGGCGAACATCGCGATTGGCACCACCGCGCTCGACGCCAACAGCACCGGCTCCAACAACATTGGCATCGGCAAGGATGCCTTGGGGGCGAACACCACGGCCGACAGCAACATCGCCATCGGCACCTCGGCCCTGTTGCTCAATACGACCGGGACCGCCAACGTCGCCATTGGCACGACGGCCTTGGATGCCTGTACGACCGGGGCCAACAACGTTGCCATCGGCCTTAACGCCCTCGGCGCCATCAATACCGGGGCCAGCAACATCGGCATCGGCACCTCGGCGCTGCTGGTCGCCACCGTCTCCACCCAGTGCGTGGCCGTCGGCGGCACCGCGCTCGATGCCTGCACCACCGGGGTGTCCAACGTGGCCGTCGGCTTCGATGCCCTCGGGGCCGTGACCACCGGCACCACCAATACAGCCCTTGGCAACGGCGCCGGCAACAACCTGACCACCGCCACCAACTGCACCGTGATCGGCAACGCCGCCACCTCGACGGATGCCACCACCTCCAACATCTTCACGCTCGGCAACTCCTCGGTGGCCACCCTGCGCTGCCAGCAGACCACCATCACGGCGCTCTCGGATGCCCGCGATAAGGCCGACGTAACCGATCTGACGTTCGGTCTCGACCTCATCAGGGAGGTTCGGCCCGTGCAGTTCACCTGGCAGATGCGCGATGGCAGCGTCACCAACAAGCCGGACCTCGGCTTCATCGCCCAGGATCTTTCCGAGTTGCAGGACCGGTGGGGCCTGCGCGAGGTGCTGCAGCTTGTGCATGACGTCAACCCGAACCGCATCGAGGCCACCCCGCACCGATTGTTCCCGGTGCTCGTGCGCGCTATCCAGGAATTGGCGGCACGAATCGAGGAGCTAGAGGGCAAGCATGCAAAACATGCGTAAGGTCATCATCGCCACCCCGGCGATGGACGGCCGGGTCGAGGGCATCTTCGCCTACAGCCTCGCCGAGACGGTGCGGCTCGGCATGACGAACGGGGTCTATATCCAGCCCCTGATCGTCATGCACGACGCCCTGGTGCAGCAGATCCGCGACGACCTGTTTGCCCTGGTGCACCGCTACCCGGACGTCACCGACGTCATCTGGGCCGACAGTGACCTGTCCTGGAACCCGGCCCATGCGCTCCAACTCCTCGCCCACAACGTCGACGTGGTCGGCGGCACCTACCGGCGCAAGGAGGACGTGGAGACCTACGTCGTCAAATGCCCGCCGGATAAGCTGGTGATCGGGCCCAACGGCCTGATTGCCGTCGATGCCCTCGGCTTCGGCTTCCTGAGGCTCTCCCGCCGCGCCATCACCTTCCTGTGGGACACCTGCGAGCCGTATGCGGGCAAGGACGGCGGCGAGCGGCGCAATGTCTTCGAGGTCAAGGTCAGCGACCGCAAGCTGATCTCCGAGGACGTGCGCGCCTGCGCGAAATTGCGCGCGGGCGGCTTCCCGGTCTATCTCGACCCGACCATTACTTGCACCCACAAGGGTGCCAAGGATTGGCGCGGCGATTTTCTGGCTTGGATGCAGGCCTTCAACACCGCGCGGGCGCAACAGGCCGCGTGAGGTCCGGGGCTGTGGATAATCCTTGACTAAAGCCCCTAGAATCGCATGGGCTATTTTTTGGGTTTAGTCGTGCAAAGCGTGGGACGGGTCGCTTCCTGCCTGCCGTGTTCTGATTAGGACCAGGAGACCCACCAGAGCGAATAAGCCCCCGAGGGCGTAGAGGATCAAGTCCGCCATGGATTATAGTTCCCTGGTTACGTCCCTTGCCACCCTGACCGCCATCGACGAGACCGACGCCAATTTCCTTTTGATGGTGCCGGACGCCATCGATTACGCCGAAGCCAGGATTTATAGGGAATTAAACCTACTTGCAACCGGGGTGCGCGACGGTACCGGCTCGCTCGCCGCCGCCTCCCGTAATTTTACCCTGCCGACCCCGTCCGGCGGCGGCACCTGGCTGGTGGTGGAATCGGCCAACGTCATCACCCCGGCCTCAACCGCCCCGGATAGCGGCACCCGCGTGCCGCTCCTGAAAACCACCCAGCAATTCATCGACCTCATCGGGGCCTCCCCGACCGGCGCCGACGTGCCATCCGCCTTTGCCATGGTCACCACCGACACCCTGATCGTCGGGCCGGTGCCGGCGGGCGCCTACCGGCTGGAAATCGTCGGCACGGTGCAACCGGCGGCGCTTTCGGCCACCAACACCACCACCATCCTGACGGATGAGTTCCCGGCCCTGTTCGAGGTGGCCTGCATGATCTTCCTGGCCGGCTACATGCAGAACTACGGCGCCCAAGCCGACGACCCCCGGCAGGCGCAGTCCTGGGAAACCCAATACCAGACGCTCAAGGCCAGCAGCGAAACCGAGGAGGCGAGAAAGCGCGTCACCGCCTTCTCCGGCCGTAGCGTGGCCGGCACGCCGAGGGCCGCCTGATGAGCATGACTTTCGCCCAGTACCTGGTGCGCCTGGCCCAGAATATCGGCCCGGTCGGCGAGGGGGTCAATTGGGCCGTCGCCGTGCCGCAGACCATCGATTACGCCGAGCAGCGCATGTACCGGGAACTTGACCTGCTGGCGACCGTCATCACCGACAATACCACCACCACCGCCAACAGCCGCAATTTCACCTTGCCGTCAGGCTCCGGCCGCTTCGTCACCGTGCAAAACATGTCGATCATCACCACCGCCTCGGACGAGCCCGAGTTGGGCACCCGGCGGGTGCTGACCCCGGCCAACCGCAAGTTCATCGACCTGCTCTACCCGAGCGACATCAGCGGCACCGGCCTGCCGGAGTTCTACGCCATGGTCACGGACCAAACGGTCATCCTCGGGCCGTCGCCGGACGACACCTACAACATCGAGGTGACCGGCACGATTAGGCCAACGCCGCTGTCGGCCTCCAACACCTCGACCGTGCTGTCGCTCTATCTGCCGGATGCCTTCCTGGCGGCCAGCATGAACTTCCTGTGCGAGTACATCACCATGAACTACCCGGGCGCCGCCGAGGTGCCGAAGGCGCAGGCATGGGAGGCGCAATACCAGGCCCTGATGCAGTCGGCGGGCCGGGAAGAGATGCGCAAGCGCTATAACGTCACGTTCTCGACCGCCGCCGTGCCGGCGCCAGCCCCCGTAGGTGCGCAATAATGTCGATGACTTATACAACCTTCGTGCAGCGGCTGGCGGTCAAGCTGGACCTGATGGGCACGGATTTTACGTTCTCCGTGCCGCTGCCGGAGATCATCGATTATGCCGAGAGCAGGATCTATCGCGACCTCAACCTGATCGCCACGGTGGTGGCGAGCGGGGCCACCGCGACGGTGGCGAGCACGCGCGAGTTCAACCTGCCGACCCCCTCCAGCCTCACCTTCCAGGCCGTCAGCGGCATCAACTTGATCACCCCGGCCTCGACCCTGCCGGCGGCCGGCACCCGCAACCCCCTCGTCAAGATGAGCCTGGCGGCGCTCAACTACATCTCGCCGTCGGCCACGACCGGGCAGCCGACCATGTATGCCATGGTCACCGACCAGCAGATCGCCTTGGGCCCGACCCCGGACAACACCTATAACGTCGAGGTGATCGGCAGCGTGCGGCCCGCCGCGCTGTCGGCGAGCAACACCACGACCTGGCTTGCCACCAACCTGCCGGACCTGTTCCTGCAGGCGGCGATGATGAATGCCGCCCAGTACCTGCCGGCCAAGAAGGCCGAGGCCCCGGCCATGCAGGCCGAGTACGGCGTCCTCCTGGCCAGCGCCAACGCCGAGGAAATCCGCCGCCGCTATAACCTCGCCGTCAACACGCCGATCGGCGCCACGGCGGCCACCGCGCAGCAGGCACCCACCGGGCCGATGGGGGCCAGCATCACATGAGCCTGACCTACACCACCTGGTTCCAGCGCATCATGGAACTCTCCGGCCTCGGGGAGCAGACCATCAACTTCGCGGCCATCCTGCCGAACGTCATCGACATTGCCGAGCAGCGGCTTTATCGCGAGTTGAACCTGCTGGGCGCCGTTACCACCGATTCCTCGGCCAGCGCCACGGCCAACACCCGCCTCTTCACCCTGCCGGTCCCGGCCAGCGGGCGCTTCGTGGTGGTCAACCAGGTCAACATCGTCACCCCGGTCGGCTCCACGGTCGCGAACGGCTCGCTGGTGCCGCTGGTGCCGATGAGCGTCGATTTCATCCAGATGACCTGGCCCTCGCAGACCGCCCCGAGCGCCACCACGGTGCCGGAGTTCTTCGCCATGGTCACCGACCAGACGCTGTACTTCGGGCCCGCGCCCGGCGCCGCCTTCAACGTGCAGGTGATCGGCGAGACGCGCCCGACGCCGCTGTCGGCCTCCAACGCCACGACCTACCTCTCGCTCTACCTGCCGGACCTGTTTGTGGCCGCCTCGATGGTGGCCCTGGGCATGTACGGCAACCAGGGCGGCGTCAACAACGGCCAGGCCGCCGCCTGGGAGCAGGCCTACCAAGCCCTGAAAGCCTCCGCCGACATGGAGGAGAACCGCAAACGCTTTGCCGGGGCGTCGTGGACCTCGCAGGGCCTCTCGCCCATCGCCATGCCGCAGAGGGGATAAGGTGAACGACCTAAGCGAAGCCCCGAAGCTCTATGCCCGCCAGGGCGAGGCGGTGGTGTGCGTGCGGGCGCAACACGTCGTCTGCCACATCGCCCGGGACGTCTACGTTGGCGCCCAGCGCGGCAACATCTTTGCCGACTGGCGGCAGCCGGAGCCTGACCGCAAGCTCTCCATCCACAAGATCCGCTGCGTGCACTGCCGCGCCGCCTGGATCCGCAAGGCCAAAGGGCCGGATGGGCGGCCCTGCGTGCAGCTTCACTTCGCCGAGGGCTGGCGCTGATGAGCAGTTCGTTCACCCCGTACAAGGGCCTGGAATTGCAGGCGACCGGCGAAAACGCCGGCACCTGGGGCCAGGTGGTCAACGACGGCGTCATCTCCGTCCTCGACAACAACGTCGGCGGCGTCACCACCAAGTCGCTGACCAACGTGGACGTTACGCTTACCGATGCGGAGGCCGAGAACGCCTGCCTGCGGCTTGCCGGCGTTCTGACCGGCGACGTCACGGTCTTCAATGCCTGCCAGGGCTTCTACTACCTAGAGAACCTGACCACCGGGAATTTCGACGTCACCCTGACCAACGGCACTAACTTCGTGATCCTGCCGCAGGGCATGCGCGGCATCGTCTTCGCCGATACGGCCAACGGCATCCGCGCCTTCAGCCTATTGTCCAGCGACGGCACCGAGGACTTCCCGCTCGGCACCACCATGCTGTTCATCCAGTCGGCGGTGCCGACGGGCTGGACGCTGGTTTCGACCTGGAATGACTACGGCCTGAAGCTCAGCGCCACCACGGGCGGCGCCACCGTGGCCGGCATCGCCTACTCCACCGTCTTCGGCCTGACCGCGACCGACGCCCACACCCTCACCTTGAGCGAGATCCCGTCGCACCAGCACCAGTACACGGCCACCGCCCGCACCACCAAGGCCGGGACGACCGCCCACGCCGACTATAACGGCCACACCAACACCATCGGCACGCCGACGGCGACCTGGAGCACGGTCGGCGGCGGCGGCTCGCACGCGCACGCCATCGACATGCGCTTGCGGCACGTCACCACCGTGGTCGGGGAGCGCACGGCATGACCGGGAGCCCCTACAAAGGCTACGAGGAGCAGGCCAACGGCGCCAACAGCGGCACCTGGGGCACCGTCCTCAACGACGACGTCTTCACGCCGATGGATAGCAACCTCGGCGGCTGGGAGGAGGTGGCGCTGCTCGCCAGCAACGTGGTGCTGACCGCCGACCAAGCCACACTCTGCCTGATCCGTCT